GCCCGGTTGACCAGCCGCCGTCCGCTGCCTAGTCGCAGCGGCGCTGGTGCGGGTCCGTAGCTCAGTTGGTAGAGCAAGCGACTTTTAATCGAGAGGTCCCGGGTTCGAGCCCCGGCGGACCCACCAGTATCCCGTTTCTGCAGCGTCCACACCGTCTCAAAAACGCTCATAAAGCCCGGTTTTCCGACGTTTCCTCGTCTCACATTGTCTCATCCGCATACCCCCAATCTCGACTGTTCAGGGGTAATCCGAGGGGGTAGAGTTAAAGCCGATGGGGGTATGCTGAGGAAACCGGATGCTGACCGATATGCAGGCCCGAAAGGCCGCGCCGCGCGAGAAGGACTATAAGCTCGCTGATTCGGGCGGTCTCTACCTATTCGTGACCACGAAAGGGCATCGCGCCTGGCGGATGAAGTACCGCTTCGCAGGCAAGGAGAAGCTCCTTTCGTTCGGGCCGTACCCTGAGATCAGCCTCGCGGCGGCGCGCGAGAAGCGGGAGGCGGCCCAGCGCCAGCTGCGCGAGCACAAGGATCCAGCGATCGAGGAGCGAAAGCGCAAGATGGCTGCGCATGCGGCCGCCGGCGCCACCTTCGAGAAGGTCTGCCGCGACTGGTACGCCGCGCAGGTGCCGCGCTGGTCGCCGGTGAACCAGCGCAAAGTGCTGCAAGCGCTCGAGCGCGACGTCTATCCGGAGATAGGCGCCCTCCCTCTCATCGACATCGACGGGCCGATGGTCCTCAAGATGCTGCGCAAGGTCGAGCGCCGCGGTGCGATCGACACCGCCAAGCGCCTGCGCCAGCACGTCTCTGCCGCCTTCCAGTTCGGCATGGCGGAAGGCTTGTGCAGCATCGACCCGGCGTCGATGATCCAGAAAGCGCTGCTGCCGCTGCCGGCGGGAAAGAAGCAGCCGGCGGTGAAGACGCTGGCCGAGGCGCGTCAGCTGCTCATCGACATCGAGGCGTCAACCTCGGGTCCGCTCGTCAAGCTCGCCTCGCGCCTGCTCGCGCTGACGGCCGTGCGCCCAGGTGTCGTTCGTGCCGCGGCCTGGAGCGAGTTCGAAGGCATCGACTGGAGCGATCCCGACGCGCCCGCGTCGGCGGCACTCTGGCGGATCAGCGCCGAACGGATGAAGCTCGACCTCGAGAACAAGAGCGACGAGGCGTTCGAGCATGTCGTGCCGCTCGCGCCCGCGGCAGTGGACGTGCTGCGCGCTGTTCATCGTCTGACCGGCCGATACCCCTACGTCTTCCACAGCGTCCGATCGACGCACCAGCCCATGAGCGAGAACACCATCGGGTATATGTACGCGCGAAACGGCTACAGCGGCCGGCACGTGCCGCACGGGTGGCGGTCGACGTTCTCGACGCTGATGAACGAGCGTGCGGTCCAGCAGAAGCGGCCCGACGATCGCGCCATCATCGACGCAATGCTCGCGCATAAGCCGAGCGGCATGTCGGGATCGGAGATGGCCTATAATCGGGCGATGCACATGCCACGACGGCGCGAGTTGGCGGAAGAGTGGGCGGAGATGCTGACGATTGGTCTTCGGCCCGGGGCTGCACTCCTCGGCGCTTGACGCGCAACGCGGCAGCAATTGCGGAGATCCTCGCATGGAACGACAGCATGGGGCATGTGAAGCCGGGCAACATCACCCTACGGCAAGCGATGGTTTGAAAGTCTGCGTGTAATAGCGCCCCCGGTGCCTGAGATATTCTGATGTAGGCTTGGTCAGCAAAAGGGGTACCAATCAGGTAGTTACCATTGAGGCTCCGATTGACGGGAAGCCACGACGCCTACATCACTTACCCGGTTCGGCCTGGGGAGGCCGACTCGGAGGGGGTTCAATGAAAAGCACAGTCACCGCACTCGCGTGCGCGCTCATTTTCGCCGCGCCTAGTTTCGCGCAGTCGGCGCCCGTGCCGACTTCAATTGCCGCAACAGGTATGTTGCGCGCGGGAACGTCGGTGCCGCTCAAGATGGCCGAAGGGCTCACGACTAAAGGCAAGAAGCTGAAGGTTGGTCAGCGGTTCCAGTTGGAAACGGCAGAGGCTGTCACCATCGACGGCAACGTTGTGATCCCAGCCGGTAGCCCAGCGACGGGCGAGATCACGGAAGTTCGGAATAAGGGCATGTGGGGCAAGTCGGGCCGGATCAATGGTCGGGTGCTGTATGTGCGTGCGAACGGCCGCCAGATCCGGATGAGCGGCTCCCTGGACGACAAGGGCACGACGGGGACGGCAGGCGTCGTCGGTGCGGCGGTACTTATTCCAGTTGCCGGGTTCTTCTTGACGGGAACGAGTGCTGAGATCCCGCTGGGCGCTCCGGTCACCGCCTTCATCGATGAGGATGTCTCTGTCGCGATAGTCGCGCCAGCGGCGCCGATGATTGTGTCCGGTGCGCCTTCAACGAAGTAGCGGCTGATTTTGCACAATGGAAGGGCGGCTCCTGCCGGGTCGCCCTTCGTCATCGCGGAGCGCCAATTTCGTCGGCTACTATGTAGTTCGCAAACCCGAAGGGTTATCGCGCTGGACCGAGCCCGCCGTGGCTGAGGTTTCAGATGCATCGACACGGATGACGTAGAGGATCAGGCCTGCGGCGTCCGTCACATCAATTTGCCATACCTCATCAGCCCATAATTGCTCAGCGTGATCCTTCAGGACCTCGCCGACATACCGCGCCATTTCCAGGCGCAAACCGGTCAAGGTCTCCGCCTCGAACTCTGTCGCGCCGGCGACGTGGGAGTCGGTGCGGATATTGATGTGGTAGGTGGCCATTCGTGCCGGAACGCCAGCCTTACGGGCTGGTTGCTATCATTCCGCCTTCGTAGCGAGATTAGCGACGGGCTCTCGCTTCACTACCTTCGCCAGCCGCTCCTGATGCGCTCGGGATCGTCGTCCGTCCCTAGCCCTTCTTGCTCGACACGATCAGATGCACGGCCCGGAGCATCTTGTGGAGCGACATGCCGGCATGCTCGAACACGGTGCCGACCTCGACGGTGAACTCGCTGCTGACTTGACCAACGCGCGCTCGCATGTTGGTTATCCACGGCGCGTATCTGCCGATGTTAAGCAGAACGGAACTGGAGGATGTCACGTGAGGATCATGTTTCGAGACCCGATGCTGATAGTTGCGGGTGCGTTTGCCGTCCTGACCGCATCCGCAGCGCCCGCCTGGGCGCAAGGTGAGTATGAAGGCGCGACCAAGTGTCGGGGCAACATGGTTCGGCACAGTTATGTCACGGAGGGCGGGCAGCGCATTGCCCGTTTAGAGCTATTCTATGCACCCGCGGAAGAGCTGTTCTGCGCGCGCATGGTGCATGTCGGTCCGACCTACGACGTCCGGCTCACTACCGAGGTCGAGTTGTTTAGGTCAGCGTCCCGTACTGGAACAGAGACACTGGTGCGGCGCGATCGCGGAGATTACGTGCGCTACGCCGGCCCGATCGGCGCGCGAGGCAACTGCATGAGTGCTGGCGGCTTTATTGTCGGGAGAAGAACAAGTTATTCCATCCGCTTCGCCGACAGGATCTGCCGGTGATGAGGCGCTTGCGGTGAGCCTCCGAGCGATTGCAGCCTTCGCTGGTGCAATGGGCCTGTTCGTTGGGATCGCCAGGATCGAAGGGTCGATCGATCGTTCTGGCGATCGAACCAGTCCGCAGGAGGTCATCAAGGTGGTCCCCGGGCCTACCAAACCAACCGCAGTAGCTGCAATTCCGACCGCGCAGCCGACCTCCGTTGCCTGGGATATGTACGCTCCAATGGCGTCTGCTGGGTCGGACCCAATGGTAACGGCCTTTTCCCCTGCAACACATATCGAAGATGAACAGCCGCCGGAGGTTTCCGATGCGATCGTCTGGACGTCTGACCAGCCTACTCCAGATGGCGTCATCGATGATGATGGGCCAGTGCCAGAGGGCGTGTTGACGCTGCGAGGCTTCTAACGCTTGCCCCGGGCCATCAAGGCTCCGTCCTCAATCAGCTTTTGGCGACCAGGCGACCGCTTTCCATCTGTTTCCGGCCATTCAGGACGGGCAATGCTGATCCCGAGAGCGGATCGCCTGAAATCGCCCACTTGCAGACATTCGCCCCGCGCTTAAGGCGGGGAAAATGACGCACGCTCTTCGCCATTGGACCTGGGTTGCGCCTGCCCTTTCTTGGACATTGCTTCTGGTGAGCTTAGGCGCAGCGATCCCGTCGACTGTTCTCGCTGCAGGACTGATCGCGACCGTCCTCGCCGCAGTGCATCACGCAGAACTGGTGGCCCATCGCGTAGGTGAGCCGTTTGGAACCTTCTTGCTTGCGGTAGCGGTCACTGTGATCGAGTTGGGGCTTATCATCACTCTGATGTCAGCCGGTGGCGAAAACGCGGCGACCCTCGCGCGGGACACGGTGTTCGCAGCCGTCATGATCATCCTCAACGGCCTGGTGGGCATCTGCATTCTGATCGGAGCGCTTCGCCACAAGGAGCAAACATTCCAGCAGACCGGAGTTAGCGCCGCGCTCGGGACAATCTGCGCACTTACGGTGCTGACGCTGGTGCTCCCAAACTTTACCCTGAGCAAGCCCGGTCCAGTATACGCGCCTTCACAGCTCGGCTTTGTCGCAGTGGTTTCATTCCTTCTGTATGCGACCTTCATCGCCGTTCAAACCGTGCGCCACCGCGACTACTTCTTACCTGACAAGACCATCGCGTCCGATCACGAGGTGCATGCTGCTCCTCCGACCAACAATCAGACGACTTTGTCTGCGCTGCTGCTCGTGGCCTGCTTGGGAGCAGTCGTTTTGCTGGCTAAAGCTCTGGCCCCGCCGATCGAGAGCGCGGTCGGCGCGGCGGGCGCCCCCCGCGCGGTGGTGGGCGTAATCATAGCCGCTCTTGTCCTGCTGCCGGAAAGCGTAGCGGCTCTGCGCGCCGCCCTTGCGAACCGGCTGCAGACGAGCCTCAACCTTGGCTTGGGGTCTGCTCTGGCTACAATCGGCCTCACGATCCCGGCCGTGGCAGCATTGTCGTTGATAGCGGGTCTGCCGATCGCACTTGGGCTCGATGCGAAGAGCACGGTGCTTCTCTTCCTCACTCTCGTGGTGTCCACGCTGACTCTTGGAACCGGGCGCACCACCGTGCTTCAGGGCGCGGTGCATTTGGTGATTTTCGCAGTGTACCTGTTCACGACCGTCGTACCCTGACCGTCCGCCGTCCACCGTTCTCGGCCGTTCAGGGCAAGTGAAGCCACTGCCGACAGCGGCCGGTCCGCTTACGCCCACTTTCGGACGTTCGTGACCGCCTAAGCGGCTCCCAAAGGCGGACAAGTCGAGTTTTGGCCCGACGAGAACTAGGGGGAAAACTCGCCGGGCCGTCGCGTGCAGCTGGCTAGAGCTGCCGATCAGGTACGAGCTGCCACATTGTTCGGATGCGCGGTACCGATGATTGATTTCCAACAGGGCGGAGGGCTGCTCCCCACCACTTTCGGACATCCGCCACCTAAGTCGCTGCACCCCAGCCCATTGGGTTAGATACCCACCGGTCAATGTCGCTCTCGTACCAGGCGACAGCGTGCTCGCTCAGCATAACCTTCGGAGGAAAAGCGCCGGTGTCCATTTTTCGGTAGATACTGGCACGCGAGAGCCCGGTCCGGCGGCGCACCTCCTTCATCCGCACCAGCGCGTCACGCCGACGGTCGATCGTCACCGGCAGCCTCCCATCTTGTAGCGGCGCCAGTAGCTGTCCCAGCGCGTCGCAGCCCCAGCGGCAATCAACGCGCAGCTGAGCGATCGATTATCCGGCAGCGTGCAACGTGCGACCGTACGCTTCCACGAACGATCTACTGGTCGGCAGTCCAGCGCCTTGCCGAGCACCAAGCGAGCGGCGATCCGCTGGCTCACTGCAGCCTTCGCGTCATCACAGACATAGCCGGCCTTCTTCTGTCGGCACGGTGCTGCGTCCTCCCAGTCCGGCGCCTGAACGCCGGCGACCCGGACCTTGCGGCCGTTGGCACACCAGAGAGGGCCATCACCATCGTGGACCTTCACGACCTGGCAGACGAAGGGGGGCGGGAGATCAATCATGCGTGGCAACCTCGGTGCTGCGGAGCGCCAGCGCTGAACGCGCCGACGGCTCCCGCTCGGAACGTTGCCGTCCAGCGAGCTGTTGTTCGGACCAGGCGCGCAATGCGTCCGGAGATTTGTAGATGCGTAATAAGGTGATGGGGCTCTTCGCCGCCCTGGCTATGCTGTTCACCAGCGTAGTTGTGACCGTCGCGCCGACAGAGGTGCAGGCCCAATCGTCCCGTAGCGACCGCGGTGTCGATCGCGATCGAAGCCGGCGATACGATGCGCCGCGTCGCGGCTACCAAAACAATCGAGGCTACCGCTCCAACCGTGGATACAACCGCTCGCGCGCCTACCGAGGTGATCGCGGCTACAATCGTTCGCGCGCGTACCGCAGCCAGAGAGGCTACCGGACCCAGCGTAACTACAGTCGGCCCCGGGAATACCGTCGGAACCGCTGATCGGGTGATCTGACCGGCGGGCACGTCAGCGAGCATGGTGAGTATCCATGATGCGGACGTGCCCGCCAGCACGTTGAAGCAGGATGACGAGGAGAGACCGATGTCCGACGACAAGTCCCACGAGCTGAAGCCTAGCGACCTCAAGGTAGCCGCAAAGCACAGCCAGGACGCTATCACCGAGAACGAGAGCGCGGCTTACGAGCAAGCCTTTCCGACCGAAGGTGGATCGGAGGAGAAAGAGAGCGAGGGTCATCCGAGCTGATCCTACGCGGCGATCTTGTTTGCCGGGCGTGCGAGCGGAAAAGCGATGATCCGCTCGCCGTCGTCCGGATCGGGGGCCCCCTCCCCCATGCCCTCCCACAGTCCGCAAAAGCGGCTCTCGTGAGTGACAGGGAACAGCGACACCGGGAATGGTGAGTTGCCTTGAACCACCACTGGCGCATTCACCTGACAGGTACCGCAGTCGTGCGGCGACGACGGATCACGGCTCGCGCTGGCCAGCCGAGGTCCCTGACGCTCCCACCAGATGCAGGTGGAGCAGTTCTGTTCTGGGCAGCTCATATGACCAATGGCTCCCGGTAAAACTCACCGCAGGCGTGGTTGGGGTGCACGTTGGGGAAGCGGGAGGGAAGAAACTCCCTGCCCTCTGCGACGAGCCGCGGCGGATAGCGCCGGCAGATACCGACGGCGTTCAGATCATCCTTCACGGGCGCGCTGGTCGCATCAGACGCAGCCTTGGCCGTGAAGTGATCGCATCTAGCGCAGGTGTTCATGCCACCATCTCCATCTGCCGGAGCATCAGCGTCTCCAGCCGTTTGAAATAATCGATGCGGCTGGCGACGCTGTCGTCGTAGAGCCAGAAGCTGCCGTCGCGCTGGTTCCACCAGACGCCCTCCAGCTGCGCAGGATCACGGGCGAAGAAGACCGCGTGGGTCGATGCTACCTGCTGATAGTCCGTCCACCCTTCCCGCCTCATGCCAAGCGGCTGGTAGTCGCGGTTCAACGGCAGGAAAGCGTGCTTGCGACCGGGCACCTCCACGCGCTGGTAGAGGTACGGCATGAACAGCTTGAAGAAGGTCGGATTGCGCGCCATCCCGTGACCGGCCGTCAGCGCTGCCGCCTGATCCCTCGTCACGATTGCACCTGCGCAGCCGCAGCCTTCGCGTCGCGATCCAGATCGTACCGTGCCTTGCGGTTCGTCTCGATCGCGAGCACTTCATCGACGCTGTCGTAGCGGTCCGTGTCCGCCTCGAACCCGAACTCGTAGATCGAGCCGTCCGGCATCTCGACATAGTCTGGATGCCAGTCAGCGGTGCTTTCGCTATACCGGCGTCGGACGCCTGAGGGCAGGATCGGGCGTACTTGACCGTCCATGCACAGAGCCCAGGCCAAAACCGGGATCCTAACGGCGAACGCGTCGTCATCAGAGACAAAGACGATCAGCAGGCTCGTGCCAGTCTCAGCAGAGACCAGTTGCACGGGACGTCCCAACAGATCGTCGTAGTCCAGGCCGTACAATCGCCCGCTCACCTCGCCGGACGTGCGCTTGATCACGTGGTGCTCAGCTGATCGGGGTTGTCTCTCGACTCGCACCACGCTGCCGATGTCGCTGATCGAGAAGGCCTCTCCGAAGCTTTCGACGAGGCCGATCATGCGCCCTGCTCCGACAGGTTCACGCCAGCGATGCGGGCGAGATCCTCGATTGCGGTCCAGAGCACGCGATCCGAGGGCGAAGCTTCGGCGAGGCAGGCCGCGAACTGCGGGTGGCGTGGATCAACGACAGCGTGGCTCGAGGCGAGGTTCTCAACCTTGTTGTGGAAGACAACCCTGAGCTTGGCGATCACCCCCTCGATCGTAGTCGCACGGCCGCTGCCTACAGCGTCAGCAAGACGAGGAGCTTCGGCTTCGAAAAGCTCGAAGTGAGAGTCGACCCATGCGTCGTTGTTCAGGTACCCGTCCATCTGCGCGCGGAGGCCCGCGTAGGCGCTCAACATATCCGCGTCGGTTTGCAGATGAGCACCGTGCCGAGCGAAGCGCCTGGCGTCGAAAATCAGCTGCTGCTGAACGTCTTCGTAGCCGTGATCCTCGTAAGCCTCCTCGCGAGCGATCAGGTCGAGTTTGATCGCCAATTCGTGCGCACTCGGCGCTGGCAAAGTGAGGAGCGTCATCAGCGCTGTCTGACGTCTCCGGCCATACTCGGCATCCTGCGCGTCGATGTCGCTGTAGTCCACGGCGGCGAGTGCGGCCCTAATCTCAGGGTCAGACGACACATTGCGGTTCAATGGCCAACGTGCGCGCACCTCGATGAACTTCGCTTCCGCGGGGTCGTACACCTCATGAGCGTAGCGCTGGGCGACGTCGCGAGCGGCGAGCCAATCGTCGTACGCGCGCTCCCACCGGATCAGCGGACCACGCATGAAGGGATTGTATCCCGCTGCAGGCAGATCGGCCGACAGCGCGACGCCGCGTGCTGCCGAGTTCACGCCCCGAGCGTGGCTGAAGGCGGCCGTGATCTGCGAGCCGATTGCCGGATCGATCGCCAGTTGGTCGATGATGGACGAGCTCCATGCTCGCTGCGCTAGCTCATCGATCATCGCAATGAGTGGCGACTGCCACGGTAGATCCGACGCGATGCCGTGGGAGAGACGATCGATCAGGTTCCGCGTCGGCTCTTCGGTGCCCTGGTAAGGACCAAATGCGGGAGCATCTGCCTCCTCAAGACAGAGGAGGTAGCTCTTCAGCGCGAGATCGTGGAAATTTGACGCCGGCGCATCCGCCACTCCGCGAACGCCGATCCCGCTGGCGATACAGCGAGCGTTACCCTCTTCGTCGGTCTCATAGCGGGTCGACAGATGCGTCGCCGCCTCACCCCAGCGGAGGAATGCCGCGTACATCCGCGGCGACAGCAGCTTCTCCGCCGTGGCAATCAGGTGATCTGCCATGCCGCGCCAGGCGAGATCGTCGAGGGTCGCGCCCTGCGTAGCCGCGGGCAGCGCCTTTACCGCGCTGTCGACAGCCTGCGCCCCCTCCCCTGCGATTACAGCGAACGAGACCTTCGGCTTGGGCTGACGGTATACTGGTTCTGAGAACGAGATGATCGGTTGCGATGCCATGTGCGTGCTCCCACGAGTGGATCGCAGGAGTTCGGCAGAGGCTGGCGGACCGAGCGTGCTTCTACGTGCCTGCGGTCAGCTTCTTCGACCCGCAGGTGATCGGCTGACGACGCAACAATAGGCGCGGCATATATGCCGTGTCAAGAATTAGACGGCATATATGCCGCATTGTCTCACGGGGAGATTCGGGAGCGTGCGGCTTAATCAGCGGGTTTAGCAAGCCTGCCATTGGTACATGCTCAAGTCGGCATTGAAGGCTCCACACCCATGCATTACGCGTCTTGTGATGGATGCGCTGGCCGCCTTGAGGACGCCTAAGTTGTTCGTTGAGGCCACCCCGTGGCACAACGGACCAGTGAGCCACGCCGCTTTCCCACTGTCGCATAAGGGAAAGATCAAACTAGCTAAGGCTTGGAGTTGGTCGGTCCATACGTTGGAGGACGGGCAGCGCATGTACCGCCTGCTTGTCGCCTTCGAGCCGACGAAGAACCAGTACCTGGCTTGGCTCGGAGTCGCTTTTGGAGGCGATCAGGCGGTGGTTGCCCGAGTAGAACTTCATGCCACGCATGACGGTTGGCATTGCCACTGGAAAACAGGTCCGCTGGATGAGGTCGGACGTGGCGTCGTTAATGGCCCTTTTGGCAGGGAACGCCGTCGCGACTGCGGGGATCACGACATTCCGATCGGCAAAGCAAATGCGTTCGGATTGGCGTACAGGCTATTCAACGTGACCCCACAGGTTGGCGAGCTAGGTCTATGAAGGACCAACTCTGCAAGGCCTTCTGCGCTCGCCTCCATGTGGAGCGCGTGCCCGCTGGCTGGGCGGTCCAAACGCCGTATAGGTTGCCGGATGGTGACCCTATCATGTTCTTCGTGATCAACGAGGCCGGAGGGGCAACCCATCTCGAAGACAGCGGAGCGACCATCGCCCTTCTTGAGGGATCAGGCGTATCACTCGACCAAAAGGGCGCTCGACACGCAGCCTTCGTCGAGCTTTTGGAGCAGCATAGAGCGTTTTACGACGACGACGCAGGCGTGATCCGCTCTGCTTCGATGGCCTTAGATCAGGCAGCTGAAGCATCGGTTGCGTTCACCGCACTGATGCTTCGCATCCACGACCTGGCGCTCCTAACCTCCGAACGAGTGAAGCAGTCGTGGAAGGACGATGCTCTCCGCGACATACACACGCGATTCGATCATCTTGCTACGGTGGAGGAGAATGCACCTGTTACGCCAAGAGTTGGCGCAATCCCCGCTGACGCGGTGATAAGGGTACCAGAGAAACCGCCTGTAGCGATAATTCTAGGAACGACGAACGCAAAAGGTCTCCAGGCGTTAGTTCTCAAGATGGAATTAGAAAAGTACCAAGGCCAGGACATACCCGTCGTTCTGCTCGTCGAGAGGGCAAAGGCAAATCCGCTCAGCGAAGGAACGCAAGCGCTTGCGATGTCGCGCCTAAATGGAGTTCAGGCGTACCGTGGCGCGGAAACCGAGGCGCTAGACGCGATTTCTCGCTTCGTTCCGGGAGCACTCCACTAGGCTAACGCGGCAGGGAAGACAGCAAACACGGCAATGGACCTTGATCGTGTGCTATCAAGCAAGATCGCTGTACGAAACAAGGCGTCGAACTGCATTTATCCGCGTCTTGCTTAAGCGAACCGTAACTGATGGACTGAGGGAGTTGATCATAATTTCTGTTTTGCTGACCAATTCCAAACGCCCGAGCACCAGAGGTGTACCGTCGCGAGTTTCTAATGCCGGACGCCGCTTCGACCCTCGCGTCTCAAGAAAAACAGCAACATAGTCTCCTGGTTGGGGAGATCCTAGTTCGTCAATATAGATTCTGACTAGTTTCTCATACACCGGAGATAGGTAGTCTATCGGGTTGTAAAAACACCTTAGGGCATCTGGATTGAAGGACCGTGGCGCCACAACATTACCGATGATGATGTCTTCTAGCCATATGATCGGAAGCTCCGTTTCCCTCGTGTGCCCTTCGCCTGCTATGGCCCCCGAGACCTTACAAGAGAATACGCGCGCCAAGTCGCTCTCGAGGTACCCGCGCGCGGCCATCTCCAATCGCGAAAACTCCCCGATGGCTGCTTGCTTCGGCTCCAGCGGCTCGGGGGCGTCGGAAGCTCCCAAAAGGTAATCCGCAGAACACTCGAGCGCCGCAGCGATCCGCTGGAGCCTCGTTCCGGAAGGCATAGCTCTGCGGGTTCGGATGTAACGAAGAGCGTCCGGACTTCCCGTCGCCTTTATCGAGACGGCACGTTCCGTTTGATCAGTCTCAGCAAGGCGAGCAGAGATGCGCTCGATCAGAACATCGATTGAAGGTCCGTCTGTCATGCGGCACTCATGCCGCAAGAAGGAGAATTTTGCACGCGGCACAAATGCCTTGAAGATGCGGCATATAAGCCGTATTTCGTCCTCATGCCTCCTTCTCTCCAGTCGCTGCTAACGGTGGCCGCCGTGTATGAAAACGAGACAGCCGCTTGGGGTGGAAAGTCGCTCGCGCGGGTAACCACGCTGGTCTTGAACACAGGCTCGTTCTTCAATCGGCTACGCTCAGGCGGGGACTGTTCCGTCAGGAGCTTTGACAAGGTGTTCGAGTATCTGTCGCACCCGGAGCACTGGCCACGGAGCCACATTCCCGCTTCCGTTGCGCCGCTGTTGGCATGTCGAGATCGCCGCGTTCCCGACACAGGTGATGCGGAATGACAATCCCTCAATGGCTTCTCCATACGTCGAGCGGAACTCGTGATCTGCGGGAGATTTGCCTCTATCACCGAGGAGCGGCCGCTCCTCAATCATTGTGTGGCACCGTCCCCCGCAGCGTCTCGGTCAAGAACGCCATGAACTCGGCCGGGCTTCCATGAAGCGTCAGGGCATTCAGCCGCTCCAGCTCATCGATGAAGCTGTGGACGATGTCATTCGGCACGTCCGCCTGCCTCATCGTGTCCACAATCACCGCCACGATGTTCGCGAGAGCGACCGTCGTGAAATAGTTGCCCGCACGGGCGCGCCTGTCCTTCACCATGCTGGAGTATGTGCGGCATGAACGCACCGAGCTTCCACGGCACCCGTCGCACCTTTTCCGCGTCTCGCGCGGTCGATGTCCAGAACGCCGTGCTAACGTCGATCAAGAACGACGACGGCGCGACCTGGAACGACATGGGTCGCGTCCTTGGCAAGTCAGACGATCGCGCCGCGGCCTATGCCAACACCGCGTCGCCGATCGACCTGCCGACCTTCTTGGCCGGCTGCCGCGAATGGGGTGGCCGCTTTGCCGATCCCCTGCTCTCGCTCGTTGGTGGTCGCTGGGCGGATGCCGGTAGCATCTGCACTGGTGACGACCCTGCCTCGCTGACCCTCGCCCAGCTGCTGCCCGCGATCATCGCTGCCGAGTTCGACGGCGAGACGACCTGCGAAGAGCTCGAGCCACAAGAGGCGCTGATCCGCCGGGTCCACAACGTCACCGGGCGCTGGCTCGAAATGCTCGCCGCCGGGAAGGCCGAATGAGAACCCGCCGCTCACCCGAGCAGGACGCCGCGTTCCGCCGCGCGGTCGACGAGGCCAAGCAGCGCTACGACATTAGCGCCATCGTCGCGCGCACCCGCAAGGTTACCAACGCCGGTCGGAACGAGAAGCGCGCCCTGTGCGCCTTCCACGACGAGCGCACGCCCTCGATGCAGATCAACGATGCCAAGGGCACCTACCATTGCTTCGGCTGCGGCGCGTCCGGCGACATCGTCTCCTACGTCATGGCCACCGAGAAGCTGGGCTTCATGGAAGCGCTGCGGTGGATGGGGATGGCCAACCTGCCTGACGTCGATCCGGCGGCCCGCGCCAAGGCGGCAGCGGAGGACGAGCAAGACCGGCAGCGGGCGATCGACCGCGCCCGCGGCGTGTGGGAGAACGCAGCGCCGGCACCGGGAACGCCCGCCGAGGTCTACCTGCGATCGCGCGGCATCATCATGCCGATCCCGCACACGATCCGCTTCACGCATACGCCCGCCTGGTACGATGACGAAACCGGCGAGTGTGGGCCAAACCTCCCTGCCCTCGTCAGCGCTGTCGTGGACGGCGACGAGCAGCTGATCGGCCTGCAGCGCATCTTCCTTGCCGACGGTGGCAAAGCCAAGGCGCGGATGGAGAAGCCGAAGCGCAGCCTCGGCCGGATCAAGGGCGGCGCCCTGCGTCTCAACTCCGACGTTGACAGCCTTGATGCCGAACTGATCGTCACCGAAGGGCCTGAGGACGGGCTGAGCCTCGCGCAGGAGCTCGACCGTGAGGTTTGGGTGACGCTGGGCACCGCGCTGATGCCGCATGTCCAATACCCCTCCCGCATCATCTCGATCATCATCGCCGGGCAGAACGACGGACCCGGTCGCGCAGCCGTCGAGAAGGCGTCGGAGGAACTGGCGGAGCGGGGCTACGCCGTCAGCGCCATGTGGCCGCGCGACGGCTTCAAGGATTGGAACGATCAGCTGCGGGGTATCCGCTCATGAGCGACAGCTTCCGCGACCAGCTTGCCGCCGCAGAGTCCATCAGCCCACTCGCGAACGTCGAGGCGGAGATCGGCCTGCTCGGCGACATGATTGCCAACAACAAGCTGATCGACGATGTCGCCGATCGCTGCCGTGGCCGCGACTTCTCCGTCCCGCTTTATGGCCGCGTGCTCGACCGGATGCTCGAGCAGTCTGCAACTGGCAACAACGTCGATGCCGTCACGCTCGCGCCGCACTTCCACGACGATCCGGAATGGCCGCGCACCTTCGCCGTCCTGTCGGCCGCATCGCTGAACGCCGGGACACGTGCGAGATCCAAGGCTTACTTCGACCAGATCCTGATGCTCTCCAGCCGGCGCCGCATGGTTGCGGGCTTGCAGGACGTCATCGTTTCGGCCCGCAACGTCGCGGTGCCGAAGGAGGAATTGCTCGCCAATGCGGACGAGGCGGTTGCTGAACTGGCCGAGCAGGTCACCACCTCGCAGGCACCGGTGGGCACATACGCCCAGCAGGTGATCGACAGCTTCGGCCAGCCGATACGCGGCGTGCGCTGCGGCATGATCGGCTCGCTCGACGATGCCGTCGGTGTCCTGCGTCCTTCCAACCTCGTCGTGGTCGGTGGTCGCCCTGGCATGGGCAAGACCTCGCTGGTGACGTCCTACGCGATCGGTGCGGCCTCTCGCGGCCATGGCGTGCTGATCTTCTCGCTGGAGATGAGCGCGGACGAGCTGACGCGCCGCATGCTCGCGGACATGACGTTCTCCGTTCGCGGCGGCGTTCCCTACGAGCACATCCGCGACGGCACGGTGAAGCAACACAATCTGCCGGCTGTACTCGCCGCCAAACAGCGGCTCGACGAAATGCCGCTGGAGATCAACGAAACCTCCGGTCTCACGCTCGCCAAGTTTATCCGCCAGGCACGCAGTCACAAGCGGCGGCTGGCTGCCCACGGCGAGAAGCTCGAGCTCGTGATCGTCGATTACCTCCAGCTGATGGCTCACAGCCGCAAGGGCATGTCCCCCTACGAGCATGCCAGCGAGGTCAGTACAGGTCTGAAGGACTTCGCCAAGGCAGAGGGGCTCACCGTGATGGCGGTGGCGCAGCTCAGCCGTGACGTCGAGAAGCGTCCTGACAAGCGGCCGATGCCGTCGGACCTGCGCGACAGCGGCCAGATCGAGCAGGACGCCGACGTGATCCTCTTTGTCTACCGCGAGGAGGAATATCTCCGCCGAAACGAGCCGGAGGACCAGTTCGGGGCCAAGTACGAAGCCTGGCGCACGGACATGGAAGCGGCCCGCAACAAGATCGAGTTCCTCGTCGCGAAGCGCCGCAGCGGCCCGACAGGACGGGCCTACGGCTACTTCTTCGGCGCCAACTCCGCCGTTCGCGGATCAGATTTCTACAGCATGAGAGAGGATCAGTAATGGCCCGCATCCGATCGATTCATCCGGGCCTCTGGACCGATGAGACCTATGTCGCGCTGAGCATGCCGGCGCGGCTTCTGTTCCTCGGCATCTGGAACGAGTGCGACGACATGGGCTCGTTCGAGTGGTCGCCGCTCAAGCTCAAGATGCGCCTCCTTCCGGCGGACAATGTCGATCCGGTCGAGTTGCTGGATGAACTGACAGCAGCAAGGTGCATCATGCCGTACGACGCGGAGGGCAAGCGGTACGGAGCCGTGCGCAACTTCTGTCAGTATCAGCGGCCAAAGAAGCCCACATCGGTCTACCCACAGACGGAAGCGGTGGGGAACTGGGTGAACATCAACGCTCGTTCAACACGCGACGGTGGGGAACCGACCCCCTCTTCAGACACGGTGAGTGGGGAACCGACCCCCCGTTCAAAGCGCCCGGGTGGGGAAGGCACCCCTCCTTCAACACAGGCCAGTGGGGAAGTGGTGGGGAACCAGTTACCCACCAGTGGGGAAAAGTCGCGCCAGAGGAAGGAGGGAGGAGATAATACAGTTCCTAACGGAACTGCCGCGATCGCGGCGATTGATCCTGCAAAAGCTCTCTTCGACGCTGGTGTCGCCCTGCTGATGGCGGCGGGTAGTTCGCGCAAACAATCCGGCGCGATGATCGCCAGGTGGCGGAAGGACCACGGAGATCGATGGACCCGAGAGGCCATCGCCTCGGCTGCCGGCAAGTCGGACCCGATCGGCTGGATCGAGGGTCGGAAGAAAAACCAGATAGCCGACGAGGACGAAGCTCGCGAGATCAGTCGCGCCACGGCCGAGCGCTACCGCCGGCTGTACCCCAGCCCACCCGCTGCACTGCCGGCCCAGCTTGAGAGTGCAGTTCAATGATTTTCGACGAGACCGAACATGGGCACCCGCCCGCTTGGGGAGAGACGATGGGAACGAGAGAGGGGTTTGCCCAGCTGGCAGCACTGAAGCACGTTGATCGGCTTCGAAACCTTTGCGCCCAGCGAGAGGCGGAGCAGGAGGGCCGCGGGCCGGCGTACCGGCAGCTTGTCGAGTTCGGTCACCAGCTGTTCGAGGAAGGCCGGGAGAGCCTGATGGCAGCGACGTACGACGCGACCGTTGAGCGCTACGGCCACCGTGGCGTGTTCGGGGCGTCACCAGCCTGGACGGGGATCGGGCAGTGGTCGGCATGAACTCGATCATGCCCTATCCGCGGCAAGTGACTGGCGGGCGAGCCGTCGCCCAACACCGCCAGCCAGCTAACGCTGCAGCACTAGCTGTTGTCGGTCATCTCGTCGTTTTCGTCCTCGGGCAATCCCGATGCGGCGTCATCCATCGGCGGCTGCTCCGGATGCACGATCGCGTCGGCTTCGGTCGGCTCGACGCCTTCCATCGGATCGGTGGACGGTGCGCTGTTTTCGGGGGACATGGCATTCTCTCCTTGCTGTCCGTTGTGAACGCGCGCGGCAAGGAAAGGGGTACTGCGGGTTTTCGCGGGCAGAATCAGTGGCTCGCCAAGACGGCGCCAGCACATCGGAGCAACGGCATTTGGTTCGCCAACGAGCTAGCCTTCTACGGCCCAGTTCGCCTCATCCAAGACAGCGTTGGCGACCGTCCCAAGATGGGCAGCGAAGCCAGCAAAAACGGGCACGGTGAACGTCACGATCACCGGATCCGCGTCGACTTCCTTGAATGTGAGTACGACAAAGCGGGTGCCGGTCTCGTCGATCATGAGCCCAGCCTCGATCGCACCGGGGCCGCTGGGGCTAATTACGGTCTCGGGCATAGCGCTCTCCTGAATCGCGAACCGGATGGCGCTTCGCTGATGGCGCGCAGCGATAGTGTTGAACCTGAGATTGGCAACCGCGCGGACAAACCCATGGTGCATCAAATTCGAGATGGAGATAACTTGCCCGTGCTGGTCGAAGCGGCGAACGTCTGCCGCTCGCTGCGGGAGGATGGCGGTCGATGTTCTGGCCCTTCAAGCGCCGACGTGTTCGCCAAACTCGGTATTTGCCGTTTGCCGCGGACGAGACTTGGCGCGTTGGTGACGTCGCCGAGTGCTGCAGTGGTGAAGGCTGGCACGGACCGGATGGGTCTCCCATGGTGGGCCCGTCGATCGGTGACCGACAGATCGTGCGCAAAGTCGTTCTGCATCCCATCAACGAGGCACCGATGCTCGTCTTCGTCGGCGTCGATCGGCTGTTCGCGGCATCGGCATTTCGGAAGATCGTCGATATCGGCGTTCACGAGCCGCGCCGCGTCACCTCATCGGTGCCGGAGGATGCTGGCTGATCCTAGTCGTGCGCGATCCACGATCGCCGGAGGGCTCGGGCAATGACACCGCGGGCGAAAGACTGGTGCATTCTGCGCACCGGACCGGCACGGACGCTCAAGCTGGCGGCATCGCTGCAGGCTGCGGGCATCGACGCGTGGACACCAACTGGCGTGGTCTACCGCCGAGTGATGCGCGGCAAGAAGGGCACCACGCCGCACGATGCGCCGATCGCACCGGGGTTCGTGTTCGTGCGTGCCGAGCTGCTGCCGGCCATCTTCCGCGTGCTGGCCAACCCGCTCTCACCGCATCCGGCATTTTCGCTGTTCCGATATCTCGGCTCACCAGGCTTCGTCGGTGATCACGAGCTGGCGTTCCTGCGCGCCCTGGAAGAGCGAGAGCGCAAGCGGGCACGTCGCGGCACGAAGGTCGAGCCATACCAAGTAGGCGAGAGCGTTTCGATGTCGGGCGCTTGGACCGGCCTCAGCGCGGTAGTGGAGGCAAGCGATGGCCGTTCGACCATGCTCAAGATCGGCCCTCTGACCATCAAGGTGGAGACTTGCGCCCTGCGAGACGATCGTGTAGCGACGTCTGCATCCGCTGCCTGAGCAGCCGTGGGTTTGATGGTCCTCTCGATCGCGCCCGCTGACACTGACCAAAGCGTCGATGGGCGCTCAGGCGGAAGTCCGAAGGCTGAGACGGATTGGCGGCCCGAGTTGAGCCGTCCTCTTTGATCAACGCTCGCAGCCAACCCCGTCGTTATCGCGATCGAGATGCGAGCCATACCCTGGATCCCCGCGCATCACGGGCGCAGCACCGGCAGCACGAGCAGCGCTGCAGTTCGCAAATGCCCCACCGCCATACGAGCGCGCAGGCAGAACTCTCGCCGAAGGTCGCGACGAACTCCGATGGCAGTGGTACCCGGTCCCACCTTTTCGATCATTGTGGCAACCCTCCGCATTAAGACCACCAGACGTCGCATAAGCAAGTTCAGGTGCCGCTGGTGCAAGCGCTAGTGCGAGCATGATAGCGAATCGCATTGTTCCCTCCCCGTTGGAGCGCGAACGCTATCAGCGAGACTACTAACGTCGGATCACTTACTGGCCCGACCGTGTCTCGAAGGTTACACAGTGCGGCTTTTCTTCCTTCGCCTTCAGCAAGATCATTGTTTGGTTAACGGACCGAAGCTAACCGCCCCTCCGCCACAACGTTGGCACAACAGGAGGGACTACATGAAGTATATCGTCGCAGGCGCATTCGCGCTTGCTATTGCCGCGCCGGCCGCTGCTCAGGATGCTGCCCCAGTTTCTTCGGGCCCTCGCATCGAAGCTCGTGTCGGCTGGGACCGCCCAGTAATCGAAGCCTTCCTTGATGACGGCGTCGACTCGATCTCTGATAAGGCTGGCAAGAGCGGCGTCACGTATGGCGTTGAAGCGGGTTACGACATCGTCGCAGGCGGCCCTTCGTTGATCGGCATCTATGGCGGCATCGAGGACTCGAGCGTCAAGGAATGCCTGGAGATCTACGGTAACGATCGCGGCTGCGTTGAGGCAGGTCGCAACATCACCGCAGGTGCTCGTGTCGGCTTCGTCACCAACCGCGGCGTTGTCTATCTCAAGGGGGGCTATTCGAACGGACGCGCGACCGTCTCTTACTCCGACCCGGCTGCTCCTTCGGACAACTTCCGTCTGTCGGAGAACCTTGACGGCTTCCATCTCGGCGCCGGTGGTGAAGTGATGTTCGGCCGCAACGTCTACGGCAAGCTCGAGTACGTTTACACGAACTACGGCGGCTTCGATTATGACGACGGCGATGTGGCTGCCGGCCTCGACGTCGAGCGGCACCAGGTTGTGGCAGGCGTGGGCTTCCGCTTCTGATCTATCCGGTGCGGCGCGGCTTATGCATGCGCCGCACCACCCTTTGCTCACCCAGCTATCGAGCGTAGCAAGGGGAGAGCACTACCGGGTCTTGCGCCGTAGCGGCCGAGCAACATCGAGTGTTAGTCCGTACGAGCCGCGCTTCTTACCCTTCACAAAGCCGCCGATAATCTCGCCCTTACAGAACACGGGTAAGCGATCCGGATTGATGGCGAGGATCTCGGACCGTAGCGCGGGCGCCTCAGATGCTGGGATGTGGCCTACCGGTCGTCCGTCGACCATCACGCCGATGGCGTTCGCGTCGTGCTCGTTGTCATCGACGAAGAACAGCTGGGCTACAGTGTGCCAGTACACGCCGCCAGCCCATCGATCGCCGACCGTCTTCTCGAACGACTCCTGATAGTGGCTCTCACCGACGACCTCGATCACGCCGCCTGTGGCCAGCGGCACGAAGCCATCGACCTTCCACCAGTCCCTCGGCAGACGTTGACGGCCGATGCCATCGTTGACGTGTTCGCCGCCGAGCAGCTTCAGGAGCGAGGTTAGGAAGGCCATTCCGTAGGCTGCATCTGGGTGGGCGAGCGGTCAATGCCCCTCCTGCCCCGCCCCCTGTTGGGTCCTTCCCGGAGATCTGATCAGTACGGGGGGGCAGAGCGCGAAACGCCGCTAGGCACGAAAATGCCTATGCTTCTTCCTCCCTGCGGTAAGAAACGGCGGTTTTCTGCGGCCTCGAACCACATGGAGCAGGGAAGTGGCGCAAATTGACCTCGATGAGCCGACCCGGCCGCAGCTCGCGGCGCTGTTCGGCTATTCCAGCCGCTGGATCGGCGAGCTGCGATCGAAGGGCGACCTGCCCGCGGACGGCGCATCGTTGTTGGAGAACGTCGAAGCCTGGGCGCAGATGAAATACGGTGTCGATCCCGACGCCGACCCGGATGCCCTCGACAAGGAACAGCAGCAGGCGCGGCTCGCGAAGGAGCAGGCGGACAGCAAGGCGATGGACAATGCCGAGCGCCGCAAGGAGCTTGCCTCGTTGCCGGACATGGCCGCCGCCGGTGCTGGCGTGATCATCATGATCGTCGCCCAGCTGCAGCAGGTCGGCGCCCGGATTGCCGGCGCTGATGCCAAGCTGCGCGCGCGCATCGATGCCGAGATCAACAACGTCCTCACCGACTTGAGCATGACGCGGATTGAGGAGGCGCGTGGCGGGGGCCTTGATGAAGAAGAGCCCGCCGAAGACCAGGGATCCTGAGACCTACCGCGCGCCTGGCGCCCACGGCGTCTCGCTTGCACGCTCCTGGTTCGCATCCTGCAAGCCGCGCGAGCGGCCGCCGCTCTCGGAGTTCATGGCCGAACATGCCCGTACCGACGACGGCCAGCGCATCCGACCGTTTCCGTTCCAGTCGGACATGGCGGACGCCTTCACCGACCTGAACACGCAGCAAGTGTCGTGTCGCAAGAGCAGCCGCATCGGCTACTCGACCATCCTGCAATGCTTCGTAGCCTGGGCCATCAAGCACGATCCGCGGCGGCAACTGTTCTACCAGCCGACGATCGACGACGCCGAGAAGTTCAGCCGCGACGATCTCGACCCAGTGCTGCAATGGCCTGTCGTCCGATCGGTGGCCACGTTTAAGCCGCGCCATGCCGACAACCAGATCAGGGCCAAACGCTACAAGGGCGGCTGGATCCAGATCAAAGGCGCGAACAGCCCCAAGGAGTTTCGCCGCGTCACCGCCGACGACGTGCTGCTCGAGGAATGTGACGGCTATCCGTGGGCCTCGAAGGAAGAGGGTGACCCCGCCCGCCTCGCGTTCAAGCGCAACCTGACTTCCCCGCGCCGCTTTAGCGCTGCCGGCTCAACGCCGAAGGTGAAGGGCTTCAGCCGGATCGATTCGCTGTTCGAGCAGGGCAGCCAGGAATACCGCTACGTACCTTGCCCGCATTGCGGCGAAATGCAGCAGCTGGTGTTCGGCGACGGTACCGGCGCCGGGCTTCGTTGGGAGCCGAAGGAACATCCGACGCGAGCTTGGTACCGCTGCGTCAACGACTGCGACATCGACGAGACCGACAAGGCCGCCATGGATGAGGCGGGCGAGTGGCGCGCGCACAATCCGGCGGCGTTCCCGCGGCATCGGTCCTTTCATATCTGGGCCGCATACAGTCAGCATCCCGGCGCCGCATGGTTGGAGATCGCGCGCGAGTTCATGGAGGTCCGCAAGGATCCCAACCTCCTGCGCACCTTCGTGAACCAGGTGCTCGGCGAAGCATGGGCCGAGCGCGGCGAAGCGCCGGAGTGGCAGCGCCTCTACGATCGCCGGGAGAAGGCGATGCGCTTGAAGACGCCACCCGCGTGGGCGGGACTGCTGGTCGGCGCAGCAGACGTCCAGCGCGGCGGCGGCGGCGGCGGCCGTGTCGAGCTCGATATCTGGGCGTTCGGTCCGAACCGACAGCGCGCCCTCGTCGAGCATATCGAGGTTGACGGCGCCGCTTCGGACCAGACCACCTGGACCAAGCTCGACCAGCAGATCGCGCGCGAATGGCGGTCGGAAGACGGCCGGCGAATGAAGCTGGCACGCGTCGGCATCGATTCCGGCGACGGCGAGAGCACGATGGAGGTCTATAACTGGGCCCGGCGGCACCCGGGCTTCGTGATGGCTTTGAAGGGGCGCGAGGCGCTTGCCGCATCGCAGGCCATTGCCGGCCCGACGTGGGTCGACGTGACTATTCGCGGACGGAAGCTGAAGCGCGGCGTTCGGCTTTGGACCGTCGGCACGTCGATGCTCAAGCTGGAGCTTTACGGGCAGCTCGCACTCGAGAAGCCGATCGATGGCGAGGCATATCCAGCGGGATACGTCTTCCTGCCGGACGGGACGCCCGACGAGTGGATCAAGCAGTTGGTCGCGGAAGAGCTGCGGATGACGCGGCTGCGGAACGGCGGCTTCCGCCGCGAGTGGCACAAGACCCGGGACCGGAACGAAGCCCTCGACATGGCCGTGTACGCACGGTCGATCACCTACGCGCTGGGAATTGATCGTTGGACTGACCGCCATTGGGCGAAGGTCCGCGGAGAGACTGAAATCCGCGAAGAGCCGCCGCCGTCGCCTAAGCCCGAACCTCCAAAGACCGGCTCGCAGATCAGGAAGCTGGAAGCAGCCAAAGCGTCCCCGGTCACCCGCAAGCCGGCGCCAGCACGCAAGTCGAACCCATTCACGACACGGAGGCGCTGATGGCGTTCCAGCAATCCGACCTCGACAAGCTCGACGCGGCCATTCTGTCGGGGGTGCGATCCGTCACATTTGCTGACGGCCGAAAGACGGAGTTCCACAGCCTGGGCGAGATGCGCGCGCTGCGTTCCGACGTGAAGGCAGAGCTATCGGCATCTGCATCGCAGACGCAGCCCCGCCGGCGCACCACGGTGGGACGGATCCGCCGCTGATGGACATGATCGAGCGCTCCATTGCCGCGATCGCGCCTCGCTATGCAGCGAAGCGTGCTTTTGCGCGCATGCAGCTGGAGCAGGTTCGCCGCGTCGAAGGGTCAATGAGGCGCCTTCGCGAGGAGAACCCAAGTTTTAGCGTCAACACCGGCGATCCGAATGACGCTCGGCCGGCGCGGATCGTCGATCGGGCTGCGGTTCTTCGTCTTGCCTACCAGAACCCCTACGGTCGCAAGGCCATTCGCGCTCTGCTCAATGGCACCATCGGCTGGGGCATCACGGGCGCTCCGAAGGCTCCGAAAGTGGTGCAGAACCTGTGGCTGCAGTGGGTCCGCGTCAGTGATTACCGCGGCCGCCTGAACTTCTACGGCCAGCAAGCCCTCGCCACGCGCACCATGTTCCGTGAAGGCGATAGCTTCATCGTTCGCCGTTACGTCAAGGACGCGTCGGTGATCCCTCTCCGGATCGACGTACTGGATGGCGGCCTTCTCGACGCCAGCAAGGTCGGAGAGAACATCGAGGACGGCATCCAGTACGATGCCGACGGCATTGTCACCGGCTACTGGTTCCTGCCGGCTCGATCCGATTACCGCCGCAGCCGCCCGTCGTTCTTTGCGCCGGCGGCGGACGTGATCCACCTCTACGAACAGGAAGAGGCCGGCCAGAAGCGTGGACGTTCCGTCTTCGAGCCGGTGATGAAGAAGCTCGGCGACATCGACGATGCGCTCGATGCGGATCTCGTCCGCCGCAAGATCGAGTCCTGCTTTGTCGGCTTCCGCCGCATCAACCCGGACTGGGTCGACGAGCCGTTTGGCCAGATCCAGTCGCGCGGCGACGAGCTGCCCCCGGTCGAGTTCTTCGAACCGGGCACCATGACGACCCTCGCGCCTGGCGAAGACGTCCAATTCGCTGACCCGAAGCCGGCCGGCGGGCTGAATGATGCGGTGAAGATCAACCTGCTCGCCACGGCAGCAGGCGTCGGCGCGACATACGAACACGTCACGGGCGATCTCTCGAACGTCAACTTTTCCAGCTACCGTGCGGGTGCGCTCGAGTTCGATGCGACCAACGAAGAGCGGCAGTTCAACACGATCATCCCGGTGTTTCTCGACCGGGTTTGGGAGTGGTTCTGCCAGGCGGCGTATGAGTTCGGCAAGACGCGAACCCCGACCTACGAGATGCGCTGGACCCCGCCGCCGCGCAAATCGATCGACCGGAAGGGCGACGCCGAGGCGGACATCCTTGAGATGCAGGCTGGCCTGGAGAACCGCCGCAGCCTGCTGAACTCGCGCGGGCTCGACCACGATACCTTCATGGCCGAGACGAAGGCCGACCTGGCGAAACAGCAAGGCGAAGGCCTCTTCTACAAGGGCGATCCCTTCACCGCCGCTCAGGCTGCTGCCGGCACCACTGACAGCGCAGCGCAAGGAACCAGCTGATGTCCACAATCGCGCCGGCCGTGGAGACGCGCGCCGTCACCGCCCCGACGATGCTTCGCGCAGCCGACGTGCGGCCTGCCTCCTACCAGGAAGAAGACAATTCGATCGAGGTTGTCTGGTCGATCGGTGCTGCCGGCCTCCGGTTCGACTGGCTGGACGGTGGTTACTACACCGAAGAATTGAGCATGGAGACCGGAGCGGTGCGCCTCGGCCGCCTTAACGCCGGCGCATGTCTGCTCGACAGTCACAGCACTTACAGCCTGTCGAGTGTGCTGGGCTCCGTCGTTCCTGGCAGCGTCCGCATCGAGAACGGCGAAGGTCTCTGCCGTGTGCGGCTCGCGCGCACGCCCGACGTTGCCGACACCGTCGCCAAGATCATCGACGGCCACATCCGCTCGCTGAGCGTGTCCTACAACGTCTTCGAATTCCAACGCACCGAGCGCGAGGGGGAGTACCCCCACATGCTTGCCACAGATTGGGAGCCCGTTGAGCTCTCTTTCGTGACGGTGCCCTTCGATGCCGCGGCGCAAGTGCGTCAGCGGAGTGCCGCGCAGGGCGGTGATCATCCCTGCACCATCCGCGGCGCCGCCGCTCCCAACCCGGAGAATAAAATGCCCGATCCCGTGATCGAGCCGGCGGCTGATCCCGCGCCGGCCACCCCGCCCGTCGCCTCGGCGGCGGCACCCGTCGTGGAGAATCGCTCCGCGCCGGTGATCTCCGCCACGCGCATCTTCGAGCGCTGCGGTCGCGCTACCGAGCTTGGCGACGCATTCGCCCGCGAGCTCATCGAGCGCAACGAGACCACCCCGCTGACCGAAGTCGACTTCGAGCGCGCGATCAGCGATCGCCTGATCGAAAGCCGTGCGCTGCCGAACATCGATGCCCGCGCCGGACAATCCGGCACGGAGAGCGAAGGTTACCGCCGCGCGATCGAGGCCGCCGTGGTCCTTCGTGCGGATCCGTCCGCCCAAGTACCGGAAGCGGACGCCACGGCGGCGCGGGAATTCCGCGGCATGTCGATGATGGAGATGGCGCGGGATTATTGCCAGCGCACCGGCATCGGCGTGTTCGGCGGCAACAAGCTCGAGATCGCCGGCGCAGCGCTGGGGCTCCGCTACGGCGCCCACACCACCAGCGACTTCGCCAATGCGCTGTCGAGCGCCGCTGGTAAGCGCGTCCGTGCCGCCTATGAGGCCGCACCGCAGACCTTCGGCCCGATCGTCTCGCGCGGCACGCTGCCGGACTTCAAGGATACCAACATCATCGGCCTGGGCGATGCGCCCTCGCTGCTGCTGGTCCGCGAAAACGCCGAATTCACCTACGGCGCGATGTCGGATACCGGCATGTCCTACCGGCTGCAGACCTATGGTCGCATTATCGCGATCACGCGGCAGGCTGTCATCAACGACGACAAGCGCCTTTTCTCGCGCATCCCGACACAGTTCGGGTTCAAGGCGCGCGATCTGGAAAGCGACCTCGTCTGGGGGTTGGTCATCAGCAATCCCACGATGGCAGACGGTTTCGCGCTGTTCTCCGCGCAGCACGGCAACCTTGGCACTGGCGCGGCCATCACGGTGGCGTCGGTCGCGGTGGGCCGTACCGCGATGGCGCAACAGCGCTCGGCGGAGGGCGGCTTCATCACGGTGCGCCCGTCCTATCTGGTCGTGGGACCGGCAAAGCAGACCGAGGCCGAGCAGTTCCTGACCGCTGTCACCGCCGCGCAGCCGTCGAACGTCAATCCGTTCGCCGGCAAGCTGCAGCTGATTGTCGAGCCGCGGATCACCGACAACAGCTGGTACCTGGTCGCCGATCCCAGCTCGATCGACACGATCGAGCTCTCGCACCTCGAAGGTCAGGAAGGCGTCTTCATCGAGACGCAGGCCGGCTTCGATGTCGACGGCATCAAGACCAAGGCTCGTCTCGATGTCGGTGCGGCGACGATCGACTTCCGCGGCTTCTACCGCAACCCCGGCAACTAAGCCGACCCGAGAAAGGGACTATACGATGAAGATCGTGAACCTGATCGGCCCGGCGGTGATCGCCGGCGCCGTGCGCTACCCGATCGAGGGGGCGCTTACCGTTTCGGATGCCGAGACGGAGCAGCTGAAGGCATCGGGACGCCTCGATGGCGATCCCGAGGACCTTCCCGAGGAAGGTGAAGCCGACGAGGACGACGGACTCGACGCGCTGAAGGTCGACGAACTCAAGGCGCTCGCCGCCGATGATGGCATCGACCTGACCGGCACCACCAACAAGGCAGCCATGGTCGCCGCCATTCGGGCGGGCCGCGAGGCCTGATCCTTTACCGTCCCGCCTCGGTGGCACCACCGGGGCCGGACAGGGAGATGCAGCATGAAGAACTATGTGCAGAAAGGTCAGAACCTCACTCTGACCGCTCCTCGCGCGCTTGCCAGCGGCGATGGTTTCGTTGTCGGCGCGATCTTCGCGGTGGCGTCTGCCGCAGCGGCACAGGGTGCGCCCGTCGTCGGCGTGACGGAGGAAGTGTTCACGCTGCCGAAGGCGGCTGGCGCGATCACTCAGGGTCAGCGACTCTATTGGGATAACACGGCCTTCAACCTCACAACGACGGCGACGAACAACACGCTTGTCGGACCGGCAGTGACGGCGGCGGCCAGCGGCGATGCAACCGTCGCGGTGAAACTGACCGGCCAAGTCTAACATGGATTCGTTCGCCGCGGCGCTGGACGCGCTCTTCAACGCGCCCGGCTCCGCGGCAGCGGTCTACCGGCCGGCGGACGGCACTGCCCCCTTCCCCATCCGCATCATTCGCGGCCAGCCTGACGAGCTCGGCCCGCGCAACCTGGTGCAGGCCACCAACGTGCTCGATCTTCGCCGCTCCGAGGTGCCCAACCCGGTCGGTGGCAATGGCCACAGCATACGCGGCGATGTCGTCGCGATCGTCGATGGCGCGAAGCTCGAGCTGATCGGCACGCCGATGCTCGACGTCGAAGGCCTGACCTGGACGATCGGCGCCGAGCTGTGGCGCGACTGAGGAGCGATCCATGAAGAAAATCGAGATCATCGGCCCGTCACTGGTTAACGGCGAGATGCGGTTCATCCATGAGAACCCGCTGACGGTCAGCGACGAAGAGGCCAAGCGGCTGCATGATGCTGGCCTGCTTCAGGCAGATCCTGCAGGCATCCCGGGACCGAAGCCGGGCGCATCAGCGCAGGACAATGCGGCTCACGATTGAGCCGGGCGGCTTCAGGCAGGCCGCGCAGAGCAAACACAACCACATCGCCAGCGCCGCGACCGGCGCAATGCGCGACACCACGCCGGATGCGAAAGCTGAACTCTACGCACAGATCGTCGATGCAGGACTGGGCGAACGCCTAGCCAGAACGTGGACCGACAAGGTCTATCCGAAAAGCGGCGATAGCCCTGAGCCAGCCGGTTACATTCAGTCTCGCGCTTCCGAGATCATCGAGAGCTACGAGAAGGGCTCCACGATCGTCGCGACCGGCGGGCGCAGGTTTCTCGCTATCCCGTCGACGGACTGTCCGCGGCATCGTCAGGGCAACGCCTTCACGCCGGAAGAGGTCGAGGAGCGGTTCGGCAAGCGCCTGATTTTCATCGCTGCCGGTGACAGCGGGTTCAAGACGCCGAGCGCCCGCAAGGCCACCGCGATCGGCCACCTCGTCCTGAAGGGTCTGGTGGTGCGTAAGGCCACCGGCCGCTGGCGTTCCGCCTCCCAGCGTGAGCGCGCCGGCACTACCCGCAACCCGCGCGCGGTCTCGTCGGTCATCATGTTCACCCTCGTCCGATCGGTAAAGAAGCCCAAGCTGCTCGACCTCGAAGGTCCGGCGCGGCGGTGGGCAGATGCCTGGTCGAACGCATTCGCTATGCGGCTGGAGGCAGAATGAGCACTCGCCGCGAAATTTATCAGGCCCTCACGGTGATGCTGACGCTCGCGCTGCCGGATGCCGACGTGATCGGTCCGGATGATGCGGACAGCTTGCCCCGACGGCCCGATGCCGACGGGCGCTGTATCATCGGCGCCGGTGATCCGGGCGAACCCGAAGAGACCTTCAGTCCGCACACCTACTGGTATGATCACGAGTTCCCGATCGAATTGACAGCCACCGGAACGCGCGAGCGATCGGCCGAAGACGTGCTGGATGAGATGCTTGGCTTGATCGGTGCCGCGGTCGCTTTCGACCGGACCCTTGGCGGGCTGTGCACCTGGTTGGAGCCGACGGCGCCTGCAACCTCCGACGTGATCGTGCTCGACGACGAGCGCCGCGTGCCCGGCGGCCGCCCTCCCCGGGGCGCCGACTTCTCGATCATCGCCACCTACGGCACCCCCAACCCGCTCTCCTGACACCTCTCCCGAAAGGACACTGCTATGGGACGAGCTCGCGGCGCGAACGCGCTGATGAACCTCGCGTTCGAAACCACCTACGGCGCGCCGCCCGCGTCGGGCTATTCCCAGCTGCCGTTCGTCACGTCCAACCTCGGCGCCGAGCAGGGCCTGATCGAGAGCGACCTGCTTGGGCTGGGCCGCGCGCCGGCGGATCCGACCTATGATGTCGTGACCAACAATGGCGACGTCGTCGTGCCGGTTGATGCCTTGGCAATCGGTCACTGGCTCAAGCTGCTGCTTGGTCTTCCGACCACCGGCGGGTCAGGCACGCTCACGCACACGTTCGATAGCGGCGCCGTGTCACTGCCGTCGGCATCGATCGAGATCGGGCACCCGGATCGGCCGAGCTATTCGACCAACTACGGCGTCATGGCCAACACGATGCAGATCGCCGTGCAGCGCGGCGGCTTGCTCAACGCCACGTTCGGGCTGATGGCCAAGGGCGAGACCGCGTTCGCCACCTCAAGCACGGCCGGCACGCCGGAGATCATCGCACCGTCCGCGCTGACCCGGTTCGCGCAGGCTTCCGGCGCCATCCTCATCGATGGCGTGGCGCAGGGCGAGATCCTCACCGCCCAGCTCAACTATTCCAACGGTCTCGATCCGGATGCCACAATCCGCGCCGACAGCGAGATCAACGGCATCGACCCGGGCATGCCCACCGCATCGATCAGCATGACGGCGAAGTTTGCCGACACCGTGTTGCTCAACAAGGCAACCAGCCAGACGCCGGTCGCCGTCCAGCTGCAATGGGCATCGGCGGCGCGCACCCTCACCGTCACCCTCGGCCGCGTCTTCCTGCCGCGGCGCAAGCGCCCGATCAGCGGTCCGGCCGGCATCCAGATCGATCTGGATGGCATGGCATCCACCCCCGCCGGCGGCCCGCTCCTGCGCGCCGTGCTGGTGAACAACAAGGCGAGCTACGCCTGATGCTGATCGCCTCGAAGAACGATGGCGCTCCTTTCACCCTGGCGGTGATGGGCGCCAGCTTCACCTTCACCCCCATCACCCGCCCGATGATCATGCGCGCGCGTCGCATGGCGCGGCCGGTGCTGGCGGACAGCGAAGGCGGCGACGACCTGCTCGACGAGTTCGGCAGCGCCGTCAGCCACTCGCTGCTGATGGAAGGGATGATCGGCTGGGGCGACGTCGCCCTGCCGGTCGCCGAGGGAGAAGACGCCGAGGGGACGATCGGCGTGGACGGCCAGCCCTACCGGCTGCTCGACTGCACCCCTGAGAACAAAGCGCTGCTCTTCGCAGATCCTGTCGTGTTCGACGCGCTCGATGCCGCCTACGTCGCCCCGTTCGTCACCCGCACGCGGGAACTGGCAAAAAACGCGCCAGCCGGCTCATCCGATGGCATTTCGTCGAGGGTGACGCCGGCGCCAGATACTGCAGCCTCTCCTGCGGCGGGCGAGAGCGGTGCGGCGAGTGCCCGTACCGGAAAGAAGCGATCCAGGACGAAGAGGTCGAGCTCGCCTTCGACGCGATAACCCGGTGCGGTAACCAGCTGCGCGTTGGCCCGACTGGGCAGCCATTCGGGCTGGATTACACCGCCGTGATGATGGTCGCCAACGCGCTTGGTGCGGACCCCGCCATCGTCGTTGACCTGCTGCCCGAAGCCGAGGCGGCAATCCTGACCGGAGAGGAGGGCGATTAGCATGGCGACTACGCGCACCTCCTCCACCGCCATTCGTCTCGGCATCACCGGAGATCCGGAGGTAAAGCGCAAGCTCGAGGATATTGGGCAGACCGGCGATGCCGCCGCGCAGCGCATGGCCAAGTCGTTCGTCAAGGCCGAGGGGGAGGTAGAAGCCGCCCTCGCCCGTCGTGAGCGCCAGGTGGCGAAGCTCAACGCCATCATGCCGCAAACCGCGATGCAGATGCGCGTCGACAATGCTGCCGGTACGGGTTTCGGTGAGCACGAAGGCTCGGCTCGCCGGTCGTCGGCAGTGTTCGCGCAGATGCTCGCCGAGCAGGAGCAGCTGGAACAGCGCGCGCGGGCGCTGAAAGCGGCCATCGATCCCGCATGGGGTGCTCAGCAGCGGTTCAATGCCGAGATCGCTGAGGCGCAGCAGCTGATCAGCAGGGGGGCGATCAGCCTCGATGATTACGTCGCCAAGCTGCGGCAGGAACAGGCGGCGCTGGACGCGGTAACGGTACAGCACGGTCGCGCGGGCGGATCGACCAATCAGATGCGGCAAGCAATGGCTGGCGCATCTTACCAGGTGCAGGATCTGGTGACCCAGATCAGCATGGGCGCGAATCCGATCACCGCCTTCGTCGTTCAAGGCGGTCAGCTCGCTGGCCAGTTCCAGTTCGTCGAAGGGAAAGCCGGTGCGTTCGCTCGCTTCCTCATGGGGCCATGGGGTCTGGCGATCCAGGTCGGCATGATGGCGCTGGCGCCGTTCATCGGTAAGCTGCTCGAGGGCAGCGACGCGGCAGACAAGCAGAAGAAGGCCTTGGAGGAGCACCGCAAGGCCGTGCTGGCGCTTGCCGACGCGCAGGAGAAGGCGATCCAGACGGCAGAACGCCGCCAGGCGCTCGCCACAGCCGAGATCAAGCAGGAGCTGGATGCCGCCATGGCAACCCGCCAGCGCACGCAGGCGGCGCTCGAGCTCGCGCGCGCCAACCTCGTCTCCGCCAAGCAGCGCGCCGAAGATCCGATGCAGAACGGCGAGTTCAATGCCGGCGCCGCTGCCGCTGCCGGGTTCGAACGGCAGATCGCGGCGCTCGATAAGACGATGTCCGACAATGTGAAGGAGACGCAGCGGTTGCAATCCGGCTTCGAGGCCGGGTTCGCGCGCATGATCACGCAGCGCGTCGAATCGCTGAGCATGCCCGAAGGCGCCATCCGAACTCGCTACGCCAGGATGCTGCAGGACGTGCAGCAGGATCCCCAGTATCGCGGCACGGCGAACGGCGCCCGGCTGGCGGTCAAGGAAGCCGAGATCATCGCCGCGCGCGACCGCGAGCTGAAGTCGATCGAGAAGGGCACGCAGGCCCGCGATGCCGACACGCTCACCGCGACGGCCGTGGCGAAGATGCTCCGCGGCGCGCTGCCGGGCGTGCAGATCACCAACACCACCCGAAGCTTCGCAGATAACAAGCGCGTCGGCGGCAGCGCCACCTCGCACCACCTGCGCGGCAATGCCGTCGATTTCGTGCCGGCAGGCGGCATGTCGGCGATGACGAAGGCCGATGTCCGGCAGCTGTTCGAAAGCCGCGGCATCGAGATCGTGGAGCTGCTCGGGCCCGGCGACAAGAACCACAACGACCACTTTCACGTCGCCTGGACCAAGGGGAAGCTAAGCCTCGACGACTTCACCGACGCAGCCAAGCGCGCGAAGGAAGAGGCCGAGCAGCTGACCGGCCTGCGCCTGTTCACCGGTGGCAACGCGCTCGCCGCCAGTGTGGAGACGGCAATGAGCGCGCTGCGCGAGCAGGATGAGCGCCGCCGGCAGGGTGAGCGCGACATTCTCGGGATCAGCGGTGACCCGCTCGCCCCGATCGTTGACGCCGCGAACGACAATCAGCGGATTGAGGCCGATCGCTGGAATGCGGAGAACGCCCGCCGTGTCCAGCAGCAGGAGAACGATCTGCAGATCCTCGCCGGCTTGTGGAACACCGCCTTCACCAGCGGCACCAGCGGCATCTGGGACATGTTCAAGCAGCAGGGCCTGGCGGTGATCAGCGAATTGCTGGCCCGATGGATGCTGTTCGGCAACGTGAAGGGCGCCGGCGGCGCCGCGGGCGACTTCCTAGGCGCGGTTGGCTCGCTGTTCGGCGGCGGCGTCAACGTCGGCGCGGCGCGCGCGGGCGCCAATGCTGCGCTCGACGCCGCGATCGTGCCGCGGTTCGCCGTCGGTACCGCTTACGCGCCCGGTGGATGGGCGGACGTTGGCGAGTTCGGCAAGGAGCGCGTCTGGCTTCCGCGGGGCAGCGGCGTTTCGTCCGCGCGCGACACCCGTCGCATGGCGGCAAACGATCAGCTGCCACCGGTGGTGAACCACTATCATCTGACCGGCAATATGATGACGCCGGAGTTCTGGGCGCAGGTCCAGGCAGGCGACGACATGGCAGCGACACGCGGCGCGGCCGGCGGCGCCCAGATCGGACAGGCAGAAGCGCAGGCGAAGGGTGCACGGCGCCTTGGGCGCCGCTGGTAGTGCCGAGCGTCGCCATCCCGCCGGTGCGGATCAAGACCATCGGCGTGCCGCGCCCGGTGCTATTCAGCGGCAACCAGGAGAGTCCGCTCGGCGGCGAAGACCTGCCAATCCCGCGCATGGGCGATCGGTTCGCGATCGACGTTACCACCGGCCAGCTGCTGCGTGATGATGACGCTCGCAATCTCATTGCGTCGCTGATCGAGGCGACCACCTCTGGCGCGATCATGCCGCTGATCCTGCCCGGCAGCGACCAGCGTCGATGGTCTACGCCGGTGGTCGATGGAACGGACCAGGCGGGCTCGATCCTGAAGGTGCGCGGCTTCGGGACGAACACTGGACTTCTTCGGGGCGAGTTCTTCTCCATTGTCCATGCCGGGCGGCGCTACGTCCACATGATCACCGCGAACATGACCGTGCCAGCGGACGGCCGCATCAGCGTGCCCATCTGGCCGATGCTCCGCTTCCTCACGGTCGACGGCGAGCAGTGCGAATTCACCGAGCCGATGATCGAGGGCCGGCTCGTCGGCTTCGACCAGGGCGCGGTGCTCTCCGGCATTCGCATCCAGCCGCTGCAATTCTCCATCGTGGAGCGCGCATGACGTTCCGTCTCACCCCCGCCATGGCTGCGGCGCTGCGCGCGGGGGAGTCCCCGATCGTGCCGTTGATCGAGGTGGTGCTGCCCGGCTATACCATGCGGCACCTGGTCGGCGACGGCGAGGTGAAGTGGAACGGCAACAGGTTCGTCGGTCGCGATCCGAAGTTCGGCGTGCTCGCGTCGGCCGGGTCGCTGCAGGACGGCGTCGTTGACGAGGCGCCGGAGTGGGAGCTGAGCTTCACCCCGCCGTCGGAAGTCGCCGCCGCCCAACTGACCGCCGCGACGACGCAGGGTGGCGACGTGAACGGCTGGCTTGCCGTCGTCGACCGCACCACCGGGCAAGTCATTCCCGAGCCGATCCACCTGTTCGCCGGCGAACTGGACGTCCCTCGCCTCCGTGTCGGCAAAGGCTCGCTCACCGTCGTTTGGCGCTGCGTCTCCGCTTTGGAGCCGTTCCACGATCAGGAAGTCGCGGCGCGCCTGTCCGACAGCCACCACAAGGCAGTCTGGCCGGGCGAAACAGGCCTCGCCAACATGTCGGGCATCGAAAAGACCAGCTACTGGGGTGTGGAGAAGCCGCCTTCCGCCATCACCTATGGCGGCGGCGGCGGCGCCGGGTTCGGCGGCCGGGTCGCCGCCCTATGAACGAGCTTGTCCGTCGGCAGCAAGCGACACAGGCCACCGTCAATACATGGCGAGGTCGTCGATTTCACCTTGGTCACGCCGACTGCGTTCGCCTCGCCGCGAATCATCTCCGCCGTATGGGGCACAAGGTCCGTCTGCCCTCGGCAGGAAGCTACGGAACGCTGATCGGGGCGACCAAGGCGCTGGCGAAGCGCGGTTATGCTGACCTGCCGGGGGCGCTGGATGATCTCGGCCTTGCTCGCATCGCCCCGGCCGCGGCGCTCCCCGGCGATATCCTCGCGATCCCCAGCGAGCATGCGATCGGGTGCCTGATGGTGGCGGTCGGCAACGGCCGCGCGATCGGGTTCCTAGAAGATTACGACGGCGCCGAGATCATACAGCCGGTCGAGTATGTTGGGGCGTGGCGAGCATGAAAGCGATCCGCACGGCCGCATTCGTCGTCGGTGCGGTGGCGCTTGTCGCAACCGGCGTCGGCGCTCTCGGTGCCGCTGGAGCTTTTGGCGCCTCGATTGCGGCAGGCGGCTCGATCGCCGGCTTAGCGACGGCGGCCACGCTCACGTCTATCGGCACGATCGCCAGCGTTGCGGCTGGTGCGCTGTCGCTTGTCGCTGCCGTCGCTCAACCCAAGGGCACGCTAGGCGGCAATCCGACCAAGTTCACGATCAACAAGGATAGCGGATACCCATATGCGATCGGCCGAACGCTTTCAGGCGGCCGGGTGGGGCATCGGCAGTATTATGGCCCGAAGAACAGCCTCGAAAGCTGGGTAACGATCCACAGCATCGGGCCGGTGAAGAGCCTCGGCCCGCTGCTGATCGACAAGGCACCGATCACCTTCAGCGGCGGCGCGGCCGTCGGCAGTTATGGCGGCCACATGTGGCTCGACGAGCAGCTTGGCGCGTGTCCGGAGCCGAGCGTGCTGGCCGGGCCGCAGGGAGCGTTCCCGGGCTGGGGTCCCTCGTCCAAGCTGTCGGGGCTCGCCGCAGATCTCTGGACGCTCAAGTTCGACGAGAAGGGCAAGATCTACCCGAACGGCGTCCCCCAGCGCGAGCGCGTGATCGAGGGCGTGTTCGTCTACGATGCGCGGCTCGACAGCACCTATCCGGGCGGCTCGGGCGACTGCCGGCTCGGCAATGAAGCCACTTACGTCTGGTCGGAGAACCCCGCGCTTCACGCGATCACCTGGGCGTATGGGCGAATTCAGAACGGCATGCTGATCGCCGGCGGCGGCCTCAAGGCGACCGGCATCGACATGGCGGCCTTCGTCGAATGGGCGAACGTCTGCGAGGTCAACAACTGGAAGGTCGGCGGCATCGTCTTCACGTCGGATGACGACAGTTGGGACGTGCTTAAGATGATTGCGCAGGCTGGCGGCGGCGAGGTGATGCCGGTCGGCGCGCTGCTGTCGTGCACCTTCTCAGCGCCGCGCGTCTCGATCGGGCTGATCACCTCCAACGACATCGCTGGCGAGATCGATGCGCCGTCATCGGCTTCGCGCCGGACGCGCCGCAATACCGTGATCTCGAGGGTGCGGCTCGAGTCTCATGGCTGGGACATGGTCCCGCTCGATGCCGTCGAGATCCCGGAGTTTATCGCCGTGGACGGTGGCCGCCGACCCAAAGAGGTCACGTTCCCGCTCGTGCAGGACGCTGATCAGGGCGTCCAGCTGGGCCTCTACGAGCTCCTGAACAATCGCGAGCTCAACCCGATCGTGCTGCCATGCAAGGTCTATGCGGTTGGCTACCGACCAGGCGACTGCCTGACGGTCAACATTCCGCAGGCCAGCCTGGTGAACCGCGACGTGATCGTCCGCGAGCGCGACATTGAGGGAGCGTCGTTCGGGGTCACCCTCACCTGCCGGTCGGAGGATCCGGCGAAGCACGCGTTCGCTCTAGGCAAGACCGGCACGCCACCGCCGACACCGGACCTTACCATCCCGACTGCTTATCCTGTCGCCGAAGCTACACTCGAGCAGCTGCTGATCGCTAACAGCTATCAAACCGGGCTCACCATCGCCGCCACGGACGCGGGCAGCGATGCGACCATCACGATTTCGGCACATAGCCGGGTGTATCAGGACCGCACCGTTGCCGTGGATGCCGCCTCGGTCACGGGCATGGGGTACGCCACCACTTATTGGCTCTACGCGGACGATGTTGAACGCGATGGTGGCGCGCTGACGGTCGTTGCCACCACGACTTATGCGGACGCCTTCACCTCCTCGGACAATCCCGCGCGGCACTACGTCGGCACGATCCTCACGCCTGCTGCTGGCGGCGGCAGCTCGTCGGGCGGCGGCAGCACACCGCCTGGCGGCGGCGGCAGCAACCCGATCCCCTGATCTCGGAGAATAGCATGCAGACGACTGCGGCACTGGACCTGACGGTCTGGCGCAATGATACCGTATGGGAGTTTCCGCTCCGGGTCATCGGGCCAAACCTGACGGGCGTCGCTTTGGCAGCGCAGATCCGTGAAGCGGGCGACATGCCCGGTCCGCCGCTCGCCGACTTGGCGCAGGTCGCAAATGGCAACGCAGAGGGCGTGCGGCTCGCCGGCGTCACGCAGCTACCCGACGGCACCTGGTCGAACGATATCCGGATCCGCCTGAATAAATCGACCCGGCAGGCCTTCCCCTACATGGGGTCGAAGGCCGGAGATCCGGCGACGCTCGCGTGGGGCTTTCTCATCGCTGGCATCACTCGCGCCCAGGGCAGCGTCTCTGTGCCGGCACAGGTCTACGGCAGCGATGCTGCGCCGCTGAACCGGCCGGCGAGCTTCGGCATGCGGTCTGGCGCCACCTCGCCAAGCTCGGGTGCGACACTGACGATTAGCCAGGACGGCGGCGCCACGCTGGCGATCGACGGGGCGGACCTGATCGGGCCGATGGTCTCTCAGGCCGAAGCCGCGCGCGACGCCGTTCGGCCGATATATGGCTATGGCCCGCCGGCTGCCGACATTGGCATCCCCGGTTCATTCTATCGGGACATGACGAACCCGCTTGAACCTCTGGAATGGTTCAAGACGGAAGCTGGCTGGCAGGGACCGCAATCGCTGAAAGGGACCCCCGGTGGGCACGTCATGTCAGCCGGGCCGTTCACCGTTATGCGCACCGGTACAGTTCCTGTCCCGGAAGGCGCCTTGGTGGTTCGCACGTCCAGCTATGGGCCGGGCGGGAGCATCCTCGCCAGTAGCGGCGCCGCGTTCTATGTCCGGGACGATGCATTGGTGGCCCCGGCATATGCCGCCGCCAATCCACGTTGGACATTCCGTGCGCCCGTATCGTCTGAGCTGGGCGCTGTCGTGCACGGCTATCGGCTTGAGGGATTTAAGTTCGACATTGAGGTCTTCGGCGGCGTCGGCGATGACTTCGCGCCGGGGGTGGCAAACGATCCGTTGGTAACTCCCAGCAATAACGCCACCGACAATGTCCCGGCGTTCCTCGCAGCGTCCGCTTACTGCCGCGCTCAGAAAATCCGGTCCAGCGTCTATGCGGCCGGCGTCGATATCAAACTAGACAGCTACTATTATTTCAGCAGCTCGCTAGAGCTTCCGATGACGATGCGCCTTCAGGGGCGGCACTACGGAAGCAATGTTTCGACTATCGTCTCCCGCGTCCGGTTCCCCAGGGACTGCAGCGGCTTCATTGTCCCTCGCTTCGACACGACAGGGGCGAGCGGGCCGACGAACGGAAATACGACGGCGACCCCGGGGGTTTTCGGAGCGGATGGATCGCAGTTCGACGGCCTCTACATCGTGGGAGGCTTCATCAAGGGCGTTACTCCCGATGGGCCCTACCATGGACTAGTTGCCCGAGCGCGCTTTCTGGCCATCAATTGCGTATTCGCCGCGTGGCAGGGTTACGGGACCAGGATCGACGTTACGGCTAGCACTTCGCCGGATAATCAGCGGCAGGGCAATGCCAACCTCTGGTTCATGAGCCGGTGCGGATTCACCAACAACGACATCGGACTGTATATCGGCGGAGCGGATGCGAACTCCGGTGCAGCGGAGTACCTCAACTTCGCGAGCAATCGCCGTATTGGCATGGTGGAAGCCAGCTTCTTGGGCAACAGCCACAAGGGGCATCACGCGACAGCGAATGGGCTTGCCGCTGCGGTCATCCCAACTATCGCCACCTACCAAGGCAACCGTTACAGCGTGAAGTATGGTGCGGAGGTGCTCGCGAGTACCACGGTGCCGGGCACTGACGCCAACGTCTGGCTTTTCGCCGGGGCCGGGGGTGCGAGCGCGCCTAACAACATCGTTGAGTGGGTGACGGGGCTGACTTGGGCCTCTGGCGCATCCTACGTGTTGACCAGTAACAATGCCGTCTACACGCTCGACAACTGCTACCACGAGGGCGGCCAGGGTTATGCCCAGGTTCAAGCCCCTTGGCAGGTTAGCGGAGGCAACGTCCCGGTGGTCGGCTCGGGGCCGAAGCTTGCTCCGACTTCAACAGGTGATTTGATTAGTTCTAGGGCAGTTGGGGCTAGGCTAGCTTTGGATCCTGGCGGTCCTGGTACGGGCGCGGTGACAACCATGCTTGGGGACAACGAGAACCTAGATACAATCATTGGAACATCGCACTCGACGCAAGCGCCCCTTGTCTGGCGCTTGAAGTACGACGCTGGCATGCTTTCAATGCTGTACGCGAACCAGGCTACTCAGCGCCCGTTTTCGGTTGGCGGCCCTCTGTCTAGCCGGACCTATGGGCGGGCCACAGCGGTCAGGTATCAGTTCGAGGTTCCGCGTGTGTTTGTCGGTCCGAGCAACAACGCACGGTGCATCGAGCATGGCGCCACGGCGTCCCCGGCCTCCGGGGAGTACGCGCCGGGGGATATCATCTTTCGCCGCAACCCAGCGCCGGGCGGCAAGATTGGGTGGGTTTGCACGACGGGCGGCGTGGCTGGTGCCGGGGCGGTATTCAAGGAATGGGGGTTGATCGACCCTTAGACCCCTACGCCTTTCGAGAACAGGAGGTAGTTGCGGAAGTTCTTCCGAACCACCGGGCGAGCAAGGTTCTTGGCGATATTCCTGGCGCCCTTCCAGTTGAAGGCGTAGTTCAGTTCGTCAAGCGCGCTCATCTGTACCTCCCTACATCCCTGCTGGCGCATCATGATTTGGAGAGAGGGGCGCCGATAGTAGTTGAGGTGCTCCATAGGATGGAGGGGCATGATGGAGCCCTTCCCGTACTTGGAGGCTTTCCAGTCGAAGAACAGGGGGCCTTTCTCCAGCCATCCGGCATAAGGAACGCTAATTTTAAGGACGCCACCAGTGGCCAGCCCCTGCACAAGGTGCCGAGCCGTATCTAGGGGGTGTGTCAGGTGCTCAAACACCTGCTCGGTGTTTATGAAATCGAATTCGGATCCAGGGATGTCTTCGTGCTTGGCGATCGCCAACCCGTTGCGACGCGCTTCGTCCTCCCTTGGTGTGGAGAGGTCGATCGCGGAAACGCGGCAGCCACACGCCCGCATGGCGAGAGCAAAAAGGCCCCGGCCAACGCCGAAGTCCAAGATGGAAAGCTCGGCCGGCGACTTTTTTCCAGTGTGTTTCAGGAGGAAAGATGTGAGGACCAGCGCTTCATTAATGCGGTGCGTGTACTCGCTGAATGGCCACTGCGGGCGCCCGTGCTCGGAGATCCATTCGCTATAATATTCAACCGCGAGATCCGCGACTGGCGCGAACCGCTGGTAATAAGCTCGGCAAGTCTTGCACTCGCAGATGACGTAATCTTTTTCTGCGAAACGGTCGTCGAACGAAGGTGACCGCCCGGTGCGCTCGTATCGCCCCCGCAAAATGTCGCCGATCTCGCTTCCAACGTAGGGCTTTGAGAAGATGTCCTGCACATCAGTGCTGCCGCATACCGGGCAGTCAACACGTTCCTCGAACAGTTTCTGCGCCGAAATGTACAACAACGTCTGATCTCCCGCGCGGCTAAGTGCGGCGTGACACGCCGCATCCGTTTCATCAAGGATGATCCGGCACGCCGCAACCGAGGCAGGCAATCAGTTCAGCGGTTCGTAGTATTGCCGACCCGCTCGTTCCATTCGCGCTCATGTCGCGCGCGGATCTCGGAACGACGACGTTCGCGGGCGTTTGCGGTTACGCGTTGCCAGACATCGAAGACAACGACGGCGGCTATTTCGAGGATCAGGAGCGCAATCAGGATGGCGACCACACATTCAATCCGGGTCAGTTGTGATCGCAACGAAACGTAGCCCGTTACTCGGCGCCGACCATACGTATTTTCCGCAAAACTAACCATTCCTGGTTCGTCGGGAGCACAACATGATCAGTATCGACTTTGCGGCCCAAGCGGCCGCCTGGGGATCGTGCGCGTGAGCGGCGTAGGCGTGGCCATCGCTTCGTCGTTCGAGCGCGCCCCTTGGGGTTGGGGCCTCTTCGCCATGGTCGCGCTTGCGTTGATCAAGGGATGGCCCGCAATTTCCGATGCTGTGACGCGAGCACGTATTGCGCTGGCGGAGGGCCGGAAGAGCACGATCGACGATCTCCGCGATCGGATCGTCGCGCTTGAGGGCAAAGTCGAGCACGCGTCTACGGCGGCGCACGCTGCGGAGATGAAGCTAGTTTATGCCGTCAGCGCCGTGCAGTTGCTCGCCGCCCGGATCCGCGCCGAGAATCCTGATGATCCGTCGCTCAAGCAGGCGATGGAGTTGCTGTCCGCAGCAACGACGGGCGGCCTGCCGTCTTGGGCGCCGAAGCTCGCGAGCGGGCTGGATAGCGTTAGGGGTGCGGGCGAATGACGGATGCCGACCGCCACTGGCGCTATGCACTAGCCGCCATGCTGATCCTTGCATCGTTCGCGTTGGGCATGGCGGTCGTCTTTCACGCCGTGCCCGCCGACAACCAACGCATGGTCGATACGCTGTTCGGCGGCCTTGTGACGATCACAGGTAACGCAGTGATCAAGGCGATTGACGGTGCCCGGGTGGTCGAGGACGCCAAGACGATCAGTCAGCAGTCGGCGCAGCTCGCCGACGCACGGCCGGCTGATGCGCCTAGTGGTCGCTCTGGCGATCCGCTCGCAGTTGTCGAAGAAAGCCGTTGATTGAAACGCCCCGCCCCAGTTTGTTGACGGACAAAGGGGAGGGACGAGGCGCCGATACCTAGACGGAGCGAAAAGGTAAGTTCCGCAACGGGAAAAAGATGCAGACCGCAGATCCGCGGCCCCGGAGGCCCAAACTGGCGACCCGCAATCCGCCCAATTGGTGGAAGAGGCGCCCCGCCGGGGGAAACCTGACGCGACGCCTCCCCTGTTACGGGCCGGGGCGCCTGAAAGGCGCTGGGCTTGGCCCGCGCGGGGAGTTTCGTGCGCTTAATCCGACGAGACAAGAGCCAATTTACAGATGCGAGAAGCACCCCACTCCGGATTGTTGACGGACAAGTGGGGGAATGGGGCGCCCGGTGTGAACCTCGATTCCGGCGAGCCGGATCGTCGGTCCCGACTCTTCGACGCGCCGGCCGATGACAATACCCAATGGCCAACTTTTTGAGAAAGTGAGCGCCGCGCGCGCCAAAGGGAGTTCGGACCGGGCGCGGCGCCCACAAGCGACCCAAGCTTGTGCCTGGTGCGACCGCGCCACCCTCGGACATTTACTTACGTAGCA